CGTAGAGGGCCATGACCTTGCCGGTGGCATCGTCGCTGCCCGGCAGCTGGTCGGTGAACACGACCGGCGAGCCGAGGAACGTGAGGCCGAGGCCCTGCGACAGGCCGACCGAACCACCTTGGTTCAGATCGAGAGCCTGCATGCAGGTCGCGAAGAAGTACGGGCTCACGAACCACTTGCTTCCCGCTCTCGAATGCTGCGGGACCGCAGCCATCATGGCGAGCAGGTTCGCCTTGGTCACCTCGTCCGGCGTGTCGCCGGCCGCGGCCACGAGCGACGCCGCGTAGTCGTAGGTCGTCACCGTGTCTGCCGTGGTGGTCTTGAGCAGACCGCCAGCGTGCGAAGTCACGATGCCCGCGACACCCGGAGCGCTGCTCGGGTTGCCGAGCCACGCAGCCGTTTCCACGGCGTTGCTGATGCCGAGGGCCAGCTCAGCAGCAACCCAGTCGGCGATCGACACGATGGAGTCCTGAAGCAGCTCGGACGAGATCACCACGGCCGCGGCCAGCTTCTTGGCCGTCACGGTGACCTGGGTGGCGTTGGGATCGGCCGGAGTGATCGCGGAGTTCTCCGAGATCCATGCCGCCGAGTTGCCTGCCGTGCGCTTCGGGAAGAGCACCACGTCGCTCGGCATCTGAATCGACGTAGCGTTCTGTGCGAAAGCCGAGTATTGCTCGACGAGACGCAGAACGGTGCTCGACAGCACGTCGGGAACGAAGCTCGCACCGCCACCGGACGCACCACCGAGGGCACGCACCTCGACGCCGTGGTCTTCACACCACCGCTTGGCGTGAGCGTCGCCGCTCTTCGCCTTGAACCACATGCCCGCTTTGTAGGCGTCCTCGGCCTTGGCGAACGCACGGAGCCGACCGGAGAACGGAACCGCCTCGACGCGGGCCTGCTCGCTGCGAGCTTCGGTCGCCTCGGGCGCCGGCGTGCAGCGGTCGACCACCGCCCGCAGGTTCTTGGCCGACTCGGCGACCGACTTCTCGAAGTCCACCTTCTTGGCGAGCTCACCGGCCCGCTTGTTCAGCTGCTCGAGCTCGAGGTCTCGCTCGGCGATCTTGTCGGCGTCGTCAGACTCGACAGCCCGAACGGCGTCGATGCGGTTGGCAAGGGTAACGGCTTCGTCCTGAAGCTTCTTGAGATTGTCCATGTGCGGTGATTCTCCTCCGGCGGTATTGCCGATGGAGTCAACGCTACGGCTAGGGCCGTGGCCCCTTGCAGAACCGCACTTCGGAATGTGTTGTTTTGACAAACGCCACGCCGCGAGCGCCGCACCTCGGACAACGAAGATACCGCTGCCGCTCGTTGCCGACCGGTCTGCTGGATCGGCACCGCAGACGCTCACCGCACTGGCACCGAACGTCAGACATTTCGCAGCCTCAGAGTCCACGCCGCAGCGGCGTCACGGGCCAGGGAACGCACGGCCCTCTTAACCTCCACCTCGGCCTCGGCGTCGGCCTCGATAGCCACTGCCTGGGCCGCCAGCCACGCCTCATACGAGCGCTGAGCAACAACAGCAGAAGTGGCACTGCCATAGGCTGGAACGTTTACTGGGCCGACTTCGTACAGGCCAGAAGCCTCGACGATTTCGCGGATAGCCTTGCCGTTTTCGTCAGTCGTGAACCGCTCGCCCTTCTGACTTACTGTGAATGCAAATGAGCTTCCGCGCAAATTTCGAGAACGCACGAGGGCAAGAACGTCCCGGCCGGCCGAAGTATCCGGCGGCTCTACGACGTAGGAGATTCCGCGATCATCAGCGATGATCTCAAGCGTGCCAGCAGACTCGCGGCCTAGCAGCTTGTCGCTGTTGTGGTTGTAGTAGCTGAGGATCTCTCCCTTGCCACGCTGGCGGTTCAGCACCTTGTCGAAGGAGCCAGGCAATATTCGCTCCCTAAAACCGCCGAGGTCGAGGGAAAGGCGGTTGTAGGGCACCGCCAGCCCACGGATCGCTTCTCGCCCGCTGGAGCGAGTCTCAATCGTCAGCTCGCACTCAGGTGCCTCGTCTACGGTCAGGCAGCGGCGTTCAATTTCCATTTGTGTCGTCCTCCTCGGATTGGTCTTCGGCGTCGTCCGCTGGGCTTTCCTCGTCCTCGACCGGCGGCTCGGGCATCGGCTCTGGTGCCGGTGGATCTTCGCCCACCTTGTCGAGCGTGGTCATGTTGAGTTGCACGAAGTGCTTATCACCTTCCGGCCCGATCGGGTTCAGGTTCTCCAACTCGCGGATCTCGTTGATCGTCATCCAGCCGTTTTGCAGGGCCGAGACGTAGTAGGCCGACCGGCTGGCGTGATCGCCACGCAGCAGGCCAGAGACGCTGTGCTCGGCAAAGTAGCGTTCGTCGTCCACGATCAGGTCGCGAGAGATGGCCGCCTCCCACCGCTTCAGGTGCGGCAGCAGGCAGTGCTGGACGAACTCCGTGCCCTGCACCTCGATGTTCGAGTACGTCGAGCGGGTAAGGTCTTGAATCATGTGCGGTGGCACACGGAACGCCCGGCAGATCTCGATGACCTGATACTGCCGGGTCTCAAGGAACTGCGCCGCCTCATTGCTGCCGCTGAGCTCGTGGGCCTTCACGCCGTTGGGCAGGACAGCCGTGCGGTGTGCACGATCCGGCCCGCGGTGCATCCGCTCCCACTGCTCGCGGAGTCGCTCGGAAGCCTCGGCCGGAATCGGGTTGTCAGACTCCAGGACAATGCCGGGCCGGGCACCGTTGCCGAAGTACGTGGCACCGTGGGCCTCCAACGCTTGGGCCAGGCCGATGGCATTGCGGAAAAGCTGATACGTCGGCACCGGACGGATACCGTCCTCGGTCGTAAACCGCAGGGCAAAGATCTGATCCTGGCTGTAGACCGTCTGTCGGCCGTTCGGCTCGCGGTAGCGATACCGTACCGTGCCGTCTTCCAGACGCTCGGCCTCCATCCGCGACGAGTGCAGCGGCCACAGCTCAGAGACCGCACCTCGAGCACCAGGGCGGATCTCCGCGTAGCTGGCGCCGTAATGCAGATACATGCCGGTCATCCAATCCCGGAACTCTTGCGCCGTCTGCCACGGGTTCGGCTGCATGTGCAGGAGCCGGTAGACCGGGTTCGATGCGGCCTTGGCCTTGCCGCCGTTCGGCAGCCGCTCGTAGACGTGCAGCGGCAACGAGCTCACAGCGTCAGAGATCACGCGAATACAGGCTGTGTAGGCCGAGCAGGCCATCGACGTATCGGCTGTGACGCGGATGCCGGAGGCCGTGCGGGTGCCGCCCATGTCGTGCCACTCGATGCCACGCAGGTCGAGCATTTTGAAATCGGCAGCAGCGTTTTCGCTCATAGCGTGATGATGTCCCAGGATTGGTCGGGTGCTGGTGCGGTCGAGGTCGCGTGGATGCCGAGGGCCATGATCAGGGCAACGATGCCGTCGATCCGCTCCGTGCTCTTGGCCTTCGAGGGTTTCTTGTTTCCTTGGTGATCGCTCTGCACCGCCACGTTGGAAGCCTGCCACGCCAGCACAGGGTGGCCGCCGTGCAGCAATTTGCCGCCGACCACGGCAGCCTCCAGCGCGGCCGTAGGGCTCGCCATAGAGCCGTATCCCTGCCCAAAGCCTAGGACGTGTATGCCCTCGCCTTGCAGTTGAGTGGTGATCTGGTGGGCGTTCCACCGGTCGATGGCCACTTGCCGGATGTTGTATTTCTTGGACAACGCCACGATGTCGGCACGCACCTGGTCAAAGTCGGTGACATTGCCCGGCGTGAGGTGCAGCTTGCCTGCCTTGGCCCACACGTCGTACGGCACACGGTCACGCTTCACCCGGTCCCGCATGTTCTCTTCGGGAATCCAGAAGTGAGGCTCGACCCAGAACGTGCCGTCGTCCAACTCAAACAGCATGCAGAAACACGTGGTGTCGTAGGTGGTGGCAAGGTCGAGGCCCGCGAAGCACTCGCGGCCGTCAAGCATTACCGGGCAGGGCTTGTCGCCCTGAGCCCAATGAGACATCTGCAAAAAACGCGTATCCTGTTCCGTCCAACAGTTGAGGTGCAATCTTTTGAACGTGTTCTCTTCGCTCGGCATGTCCTGTGCCCGCTTGCACCGGACGCGCAGGTCGTCGAGCTTCACCGATACGCCCAGATTAGGATTCGCTTTGCGCCACGTAGCCTCGGCAGTCCAATCATCTGCGGGCTCAGCTGCGTAGATCGCCGGCAGGAAGGTGGCGTCTTTGATCGCACCATCACGGACGGCCAGGGCGTACCGCCAGATCTCCCAGCAGATGCTCTTCCTGTCGAAGCCCGCAGTCGTGATCGCCACGCACAGCGGCTGCCGCCGGGCTCCCGTGCTCGTGGTCATCACGTCCCAGAGTTCCCGGTCGGGCTGGGCGTGCAGCTCGTCGAAGATAATGCCGTGAGCGTTAAGCCCGTGCTTCGTGAACGCCTCGGCAGACAGCGCCTTGTACGTGCTGTGCGTGTCCTCCCGCACGATGGAGTTTCGGAAGACCCGCAGCCGGCTCCGCAGCTTGGGCGAGTTCTCGACGCAGACCTTTGCCATCTCAAAGACGAGCCGGGCTTGATCACGGTCAGCCGCACACGAGTAGATCTCGGCACCCGGCTCGCCGTCGAACATGAGCTTGAGCGCAATGCCAGCGCAAAGCGTGCTCTTGCCGTTCTTGCGCGGGATCGCAAGCAGGCTCGTACGGTACTGCCGTACGTCGCCGTTCATCGTGCCGAACAGTTTGCCGACGTAGTCCTTCTGCCACTGCTCGAGCACGAACGCCTTGCCGCCAAGCTCGCCTTTGCTGTGCGTCAGATTCTCCTCGAAGAACCGGACGGCGATGTCGGCCGCCTTGGCATCAAGCGAACATGCGGGCGTCGTCTTCGTCTTCCTTCGGGCCTTGGTCAACGGATGAGACCCTCGCCAGTGCAGATGCTGTGAGGCCAAACTCGGACGCAAACTTGAGCATCTGATTTCGTGCGTCACGCTTCCTGTTCCACGCCGGGTGATTGCTCACCCTACCTTTGTCGTCTAGTAGCGTGGTGCCGTTGGCCTTGAGCTCCTGGTCGGCCTGCACCATGTCGGCAAACGAGTCGCAGT